AGAAAGAGCCTTACGAAAGACTCAGACTAATCAGATGAAGATTACTCCTAAGATTGATGATCGTAAATTAAGAAGAAAATTAGATCAGCAAATAAGAGAGAACCCTAGACAAATACAAATAGCTTTAGGAAGAACTGCTGAATTTCTAATGGGTGTTATTAAGACAAGAACCCAAAAAGGTAAAGACGCAGATGGTAGAAACTTTAAACCTTATACACCTGAGTATAAAATATTTAGGCGAGAAAAAGGCAGAAAAGTTAATAAAGTTGATCTGAATTTTAAAGGAAATATGTTATCTAACATGACACAAAAATCTACTCCTAAAGAAGCTATTTTATTTTTTGCTAGTAAAGCACAAAATATTAAAGCTGTTGGCAATCAAAAGAAAAGAACTTTTTTTGCTGTTGGGGATAGAGAAAGCAAGACTTTAATTAATTTCTTTGCTAAAGAGTTTAAAAAGGTATCTAAATTAATATGAGCATAAGAGAAAACATAGCTGAAAATATTATTACTGTATTAAGTGCAGTATCATCTCCTATTACTTTAAAGAAAGTAACTAGAGAACCTTTTGATGTAGATGAATTATCTGAACAACAATATCCAGCAGTATTTGTTCAGTCAGGAAACGAACTTAGAACAGACGAAACTATGACCTCTTCAACTGTTACAAGGCAAGGTGTTGCAGACTTTGTTATTGTAGGATTTGTGAAGGGTAGTGATACCAATATTGACACAAAAAGAAATCAACTAATTTCAACGATTGAAACTGCACTAGAATCTGATAGAACACGAGGTGGGTACGCAAAGATAACTCAAGTCGTGGAAGTTTCTACAGACGAAGGTACTTTGTTTCCTATCGGTGGAATACGAGTGGTAGTAAGAGTCATGTACACTTACACTGCTGGTACACCTTAACAACTAACAACGGAGATAACCAATGGCAACACACACAGGCTCAGAAGGTACTATCAAAATTGGAAGTGATACCTTAGGAGAACTAAGATCATTTTCATTAGAGAGTACTGCTGAAACTATTGAAGATACAAGCATGGGAGATTCAGCTAGAACTTACAAAGTAGGTCTAACTGCATTTACTGGTACTGCTTCTGTATTTTTTGACGAAACTGACACAGCACAAGGAACAGTTGATGCTGGAACAGAAATAACTTTAAATGTATATCCTGAAGGCGATACTGCTGGCGATACATACTACTCAGGTAGTGCAATCGTTACTGGTAGAACTATCAATTCATCTTTTGATGGAATGGTTGAAATGGAACTATCATTTCAAGGATCAGGTGCATTAACAGAAACAACAGTATAATATAAGGAAGGCTAGACATGAGTGTAATAGATAGAGTTAAAGAACATTTTGAATCACAAGGGGTTAAGAAAATTAATGTTGCCGAGTGGGGCGAGGAAGGACAACCTCTAGTGATTTATTGCAGTCCATTTACATTGGGCGAAAAAAGAAATCTTTTTAAAGGTGCTAAGTCAGATGATTTAGGAGTTTTAGTAGATGCTATAATGTTAAAAGCTAGAGATAAAGATGGTAATAAAATTTTTAAACTAGATGACAAACAAGTTTTACTTAATAAAGCAGACCCTGATGTTATTGCAAATGTAGCAACAGAAATGTTAAACACAACTTCATTAGAGGAAGCCGAAAAAAAGTAAGATACGATCAAGAGTTGTTTTCCATACTTACTCTTGGGGAAAGATTAAAAAAAAGTATGGTAGAAGTGTTGGCTATGACAGAGGAAGAATTCTTTTACTGGATAGCTTATTTTAAAGTGAAGGCAGATAAGGAAAAGTTACATGGCACAAGAACGAGTCCAAATTCGCCTAGACGCAGTAGATAATACTAAAAGGGCTTTTAAAAGTTTAAACAAAAATACTGATAAAGTTAAAAAAGCATTATTTGGTTTAAAAGGAATATTAGTTGGTATTGGTGCTGGAGTTGCTCTTAAAAGTGTTATTGATGTAACTTCAAGATTTGAAGATTTAAGAGACTCTTTATCTGCTGTAACAGGATCGGCTAAAAATGGTGCTGAAGCTTTTGCATTTATACAAGACTTTGCTTTAAGGTCGCAATTTAGTGTTGAAGATTTAACAACTTCATTTATTACATTAAAGGCTTCAGGCATTCAACCAACAGAAAAATTATTAAGAGTTTTTACTGATACTGCTTCTGTTACTACAGATCAATTAGGAACATTAGAAGCATTAACAAGAGTTTTTTCACGAGGTATTCAAGGTGGTTTAGGACTAGAGGAATTAAACCAAATAGCAGATAGAGGTGTTCCAGTATTTAAATTATTAAAAGAAGAATTGGGTTTGGGTCGTTTAGAAATAGCTAAATTTGGTCAATCAACAGAAGGTGCTAAAAAATTACTAGATGCTTTAGAAAAATCATTTGGAAAAACTTTTGCTGGAAATACTGCACAAAAATTAGACAATTTGTCAACTCAATCATCAAATTTAGGAATTGCATTTAGAAATCTTCAAGACATTATAGGTGTTGGGGGATTAGGAAAAGGAGTTGCTACATTATTTGATTCTTTAAGTAAGTTATTAGTAGCATTAAATCCTTTGGGTAAAGCATTAGGATTTATTAGCGGAATTATAAGCAAATCATTATCAATCGGAGTAGATTTATTAACTAAAAATATTGAATTTTGGATTAAATTATCTAAAGAAATTAAAGATATTATAGTTGCATTAATTAAAATAGCACTAAAACCTTTTGAAGGAATTATATTAAAAATAAAAGACGCCTTTTTAGTTTTAAGAGATAGTATTAAAAATATTGTAGAAAAAACTTTTGTTAAATTACAAGAAGGAATACAATTAATTATTGATAAATATCAAGAATTAAAAGAATTATTAGGAATAGCACCTGAAACTACAGCAATAACAGTTGTAAAAAATCAAGTTGATGAATTAGCTAAAGCAATACAAGAATATAAAAAAGCATTTGAAGCATCTTTTGGTGGACAAGTATTAATTCAAGCACAAGCTTCTTTAGACAAAATGCAATCTACTTTTCAAAATATAAATCAAATACTTGCAAAGACTGCTATTGATGGAATAGGTGCTTTATCTAAAGGAATTGCAGAATCTATTATATTGGGCAAATCTCTAGGAGATACTTTTAGACAATTTGTCCAGCAATCCATTGTTAATGCTCTTGCATCTTTAATTCAATACTATGCAACTAAATTATTAATTTATGCTATTGAAAAATTATTTGGTATTGAAATACCTAAACAAGTTGATTTAGAAAAAAAGAAATTAGATGTTTTAAAAAAACAAACTTCAGAATTAAAAAAACAAGCTGTTCTTCAATTAATTATAACTGCATTAGGTGGTGGTGGTGGTTTTGGATTTGCAGAAGGTGGTAGAGTTAATGGAACTAGAGCCAATGGTGGTCAAACACAAAATGGTAATGCTTATATGGTAGGAGAACGAGGTAGAGAATTGTTTATTCCTTCTACTGATGGACAGATTGTATCTAATGAAAACTTAAACGGAATGGGTGCAACCAATATTAATTTTACAGTACAGGCAACAGATGTTAAGGGAGTTCAGGAGTTATTGATTGACAATAGAGCAACAATAACAAATATAATTAACACAGCTTTAAACCAAAAGGGCAAACCAGCATTAGTATAATATGAGCGGACAATTTCCTACAACACCCCCAGCAAAGTCAGCAAACATTAGATCGTTGCAACAAACGATTGTTAGTGTAACTACTTCAGGAAGAAAACAAGCTAGACAGATTGACGGACAAAGATTTGCAATTACTTTACAATTCCCAGCTATGACTAGGGCAGAATTTGCACCTATCAGAGCATTTATAATGAAACAAAGATCACAGCTTAATAATTTTACAGTTATCCCACCTATTGATTCTAATGCACAAGGTGTGGCTTCTACTACTATCTCAACCAATGCTTCTGTATCTGCTGGAGCAACTACTTGCACAATAGATGGCATGACTAATTCTACTAACGGAATATTGAAAGCTGGAGATTACTTTAGATTTACAGGACAGAACAAAGTTTATATGGCAGTAGAAGATTTAAACGCAGACGGATCAGGAGAAGGTACGCTAACATTTGAACCACCTTTAAGAACTGCTGTTACAGATGATACAGATTTAATTTATGACAATGTTGATTTTACTGTTACCTTAGTAAATGATGTTCAGGAATATAACTTAGGTATTCAAGGTTATTACAGTTACGAAATTGATGTAGCAGAGAGTTTATAATGGCTAGAGGATTAACAAGTGCAGTTAATACAGAACTAGCTACAGACAAACTAAATCCAGTTACTTTACTTTATCTAAATGTTGGTTCAGGTTATAGATTTACCGATCATTACAAAGACATAACTTTTGATTCTAACACTTACACAGCTTCCTCTTTATTATTAGGAGTTACTTCAACTTCTGAATCTTCAGAGATAACAGTAAGTAATTTAACTTTAAAATTTACTGGTGCAGATCAAACCATCATATCTTTATTTTTAAACAATCAATATTTAGAAAGAGAAGTAGAAGTTTATAAAGGTTTCTTAGATGCGAACCAAGCTGTTATTGCTGACCCATTTTTATTATTTAAAGGTAGAGTAGAAAGCTTTGGTATCAATGAAACTTTAGATAGTTCTGATGTAGATATTGTGGTTACTTCTCATTGGTCAGACTTTGAAAAAGTAGAAGGTAGAAAGACTAACACGAACTCACAACAACTACATTTTGTCAATGATCAAGGATTTGAATTTGCTTCACAAACAACACAAGATATTAAATGGGGTAGAGCATAATGCAAGATGTAGTAGATTTATTTAGAAACTTTAAAAAGTATGACTCTATGGAAGATGCTGATTTAAGATTATATTTAATGCCTTCTTTTAATTTAAGACAATGTAAAAAGTTTTATGATGGAGATCAATTAGTTGGCTTTGTTAATTGGGCTTACATACATGACATAACAGAAAAAAGATTTAAGGCTTCAGGCAAGATTAAACCTAATGAATGGAAATCAGGAAACAACATTTGGTTAATAGAAATAGTATCAATTAAAAATACTTTTTCTATGATGCGTTGGGTTTATAATAACTTTAAAGATATTCTTAATGTAGGAGAATCTATTAATTGGTTAAGAACTGACTCTGATATTTATAGAGTTGGCAAAAAGTTTAAAAGGGAGTTTCACGCATAATGGGTGGTGTAGTAGATGCGATTGTAGGTTTAGTTGAAGGGTTTATCTCTTGGCTTATTCCTATGCCTGAGATACCTGAGTTTGATACTCCTGAAGAAGAAAAGGGTGTCTTAATAAACAAATCATCTAACAACGCACAAATCCCCGTTGTATATGGAACAAGGCAAATAGGTATCACTAGAGTTCTAATGGAGTCTAGCGGAACAGATAATAACTATCTTTATATTGCTGGTGTACTTTGTGAGGGAGAAATAAACGCAATTACTTCTATTACTGTAGATGACAAAGAAGTTACTTTTGATGGTGCATTAACTCATGGCACAGTTAGAGAAGTTGATTCTTCAGATGCTAATTTTTACAAAGGTTCATCACATATTCAAATTCAAGCATTTATGGGTAAAGATGACCAAGTAGCTTCAAGTGTTTTATCTACTTTGACCAACTGGACTTCTGCACACAAACTATCAGGGGTGGCTTATGTTGCTTTACGATTAAAATGGAATCAAGATGTGTTTGGAAATATCCCAACCATTAAAGTAACAGTACAAGGAAAAAAAGTATATGACCCAAGAACAGACACAACAGGATTTTCTTCTAACCCAGCTTTATGTTTATTAGATTATTTAAGAAATGGTAGATATGGAAAAGGATTACCTGACTCTGCTTTTGAATCGGACTTTGCTTCTTTTAAAACTTCAGCGAATACTTGCGAAACACAAGTTACCCCATACTCAGGTGCTAGTGATATTAATTTATTTGATACCAATGCAGTTGTAGATACATCACAGAAAGTTATTGAGAATGTAAAGAAACTCTTAAACCCTATGAGGTCTTTTTTTACTTACACTCTAGGGGTTTATAAA